GTTAAGGAAAAGATAAAGCATACGGTAAATATTATTTTACAGTAGTAACAACCGTTGCGAAGGTAGGAGCGAGGCGAACTTTTAGATTGTGTTCTAGTTCGTATTCGCGCATTGTCTTTGCGGAAGGAGGCACGACGTCAGGGGCTTGGACGAAGTGAGCGTAGTTCCATTTCGGTGCGTATTGAAGAGGTCCTTTATACTGAGAGTAGGTATCGAGGATCTGATGCTGGGACGGAAAGGGTGGAACAGTCGGGGTGTCGAGAACGAGGTTCAGGTCATCTAGATCTTGGAAGACGGAGTGTCTAAGGTTGATCAGGACGCGAACGTCGGGACGGTAGGCGGATATAAACATATTATATATGTCGTGACAGAAAGAGTGGAATTTGGGATCGAGGCCGGCGGAGGCGTAAGCGATTCCAATTGCACGAGCGGACATGGTGTGGTCTTTCAGCTTATGTTCGGGGTAGCATAGTTGAGCGACAAGTTTGTCCATGTTACGTTTCGGTAAACCAAAGTTGCATTGGTAGCCGAGGGTTTCGATCTTAGAACGGAGAGTAGTAAGGACGGATTTCGTAAGGGAGAGGGTCATATTATATCGGTTGAGAGAGTAAGTCTCAAGGAATTTGAGGAATTTAGATACAATGTCAATTTCGAGCGGGAGGAAGCATGTGTTGTCATCACCAAGTACGAAAAGTACGAAGGAGCGGATCTCGTCATCGGTAAAACCGAATTCGATCATGGCGTCAATCAAGAGGAAGAGATTTCCAAATGAGTCGAGGTATTGAGTGTTGTATAAACCAGAGGGTACACCACAGTGTTGGCGGCGGTAGGCATATCCATCCACGGAAAGGAAGGTCATGTTGTTGTACCATAAGTGAAGAAAATGGAGTAGGTTGTCCATTCTATCATATAGTTTGTGTTCATCAAGGTCAGGGTATTCAGGATAATCATAGGTCGGTTGATAGCCAGCGTTAATTACAATAAGTTCGCGGAGGAAGCGAGTGTAGTAGATGTCGGTGATAACACGAGGTAGGTGTTGATCATAGCCGGACCAATCTATAGTAAAGAAGGTTGAGTAGGAGCGAGCTAGGGCGTCGAGATAGTGGTTTGAACCACGGATTGTTTCGAGTCCATACATAAGGCAGCATGTAGGTTTACGAGCTTGAACGGTCAGGGGGAAGGTGAGCATAAGTTCGATAATGATGAAAAGATCATCAACTGCATAAACGGGGCGAACTTTTAGAGTTCCGTCACGTTGTGATATGTGATTGCGTGTGAATAGTAGTGTCGGGTAATCGTTAAAGAAATCGTTGCATGAGTCAATGTAGGATTGAACGTCGTCATCGGTGAGATCACGATCTTCAGGAGCGAAGTGTAAGTTAAAAGGGAGTCCATGTTTTTTGATTGAATGAATAAGAGTGCGAGCATGTTCATAGGTGGCGTTGTAGAAGTAGCCTTTAGAGGTTGGTCGATCAGAGTATTCTTCAGGGTGTGAAAAACGAGCGTGGGCTCTCATTTTATAAGAGAAGCGATTGTGGTAGCCAGTTCCTGTAACAAGAGGGGTCTTGCAATATTGCGTATCTACGAAGTGTAGGGGCAGGTAGGGTGTAGCGTCAAGGAAGTGATGTACATGTTTTAGGACATGGTCAATTCGGGAGGGATCGATGGGTTTCGATTCGATTTGAGGCTTGTTGAAGTCACGAAAAGTGGCGTCAGTAGTACCAGCGGGTCGGCAGTATTTGTGGATGATAGGAAGATACGAAGGGTATCTCTGGGCGATGAGATCATAGATGCGAGGATCTATTTCAGGGCCGAAGTCAATATCACCAGGGAGGTAGGATTCAGCGGCGTCAGTGTCTACGTCTGGATTCAATGGTCGAGAGGTGGCGGGGTCAGCGTGGATAACGTGGCCTGAGTGGTACATGAGAGGTACGGAAGTGATTCCTTTGGAGGGGATTCGGTCTTCACGAAATGGAGTGTCTTGGGGAACAGATTGATGGAGTTCAAACGGTTGATGTTTGGTCTCGTTTTCAATTTTCATTGCGGAGAGGATTGTTTGGAACTCGGATTCGAGCATTTGTCGTTTCGATTCAAGGGAAGGTTGAAATCGTTCGGATTTGCGGTATCGATAGAGGTCGGAATCTTCTTGGGCTAGAAGGGTCTGTGTAGGATCACGGTCATTTGACATGTAGCGTTGCCATTCTAATTTGACTGATTGGAGTCGTTCAGATAGGTAGTTGCGGACAGTGTTGAAAGGCATTGTGACACGGGAAGTGTAGGGTAGACGAAAGATAATTTCTTAATTGTAGGCGCGAGTGGATCAGGGGCGGTG